CGGATAATTTAAATCTATTCATGTTGCGTAAAATACTCGCACGGGTTCCGGGTAACTATGAAATAGAGGATATGTTACAAGAGCAATTTGGATTTGAGGGAGCCAGACAATATGAAAGTCCAACAAAGGAAGCGCCTGTTCGTAGAGTATCACCCATTACACGACAAATGTTTGGTATTTTACGAGTAGAAAAAGACACAGAATTACAAAAGGAACTAAACGATTTAAAGATAACCAGTGGTCTTTTATATCGCAGGACTCGTGTTCCAGAGGCTGATAACTATATTAGAAAATTTATGGGTCCATACTTAGAGCAGCATTTAGGTAATTACATTAGAAGTCCACTATATAAAAGCATAAAAAATGCAGATTATAGAAGACAAGAATTACTTAAAATAATTGATGATTTTAAAACATCTATATACGCTCAAGCTAAAAGTTATGCTAATTCTGTAAAGGGTCCAGAGGGTTCTGCATTCTCTAAAAAAGAATACAAAGAGTTGAAGGATTACGCAAAAGACTTTGCTATGTCTGAATATGAAGCACTAAAACAAAAAGACCCAAGACTTCAATCCCTTGAAGAGCGGGGTTTAATAGATTATGATTTGTTGTATGCGATGGGTAAAGCTGGTGAAAATATGGGACCAGCAGGTATATCTATGTATTTTCAAAACAAAGAATAAACTAAAGGGGGCTTTTGGCCCCCTCTTTTATTTTAGAACTTACCTAGCCATCGTGCTATGTGTGACACAAACGGTAACAAGGTAGCTGCCATAAACAAGTTCACACCCGTGTGTGCCATTGCAATACGCAATGTATCTCCTTTAGGCATACCATCTGACACAAACAAACCTGCCAGCCAGATTGTTCCTGTTGTGCCTATGTTCGCGCCTAACACTGCAGCAATCGCTGCTGGTAAAGGCAAGGCACCAGAGGCAACCAGTGCAATAATAGCTGTAGTAGACAGGCTAGATGACTGCCACAGCAGTGTCATTATGATACCACCTGCAAACATATACAAGGGGTTGCCCAAGAACCATGAAAGATGTTCTATGTTGCCCATAGATTTCATGCCACCAGAGAACGTCTTCAAGCCTACGTAGAATATAATTAAACCTACTAAGGCTGTTATTACAGGGTTTCCTAAGTCCATCCTACTTACTTTCTTCCATAGTTTCTTTCCTTCCGTCACCTGTTGTCACCTGACCCTGCCAGAGTGCCACGCTTCTTCCTATCAGCTAGTTTCTCCAAGTTCTTCTCCATAATGTGTCCAAGGTCCATGTCAAGTTCTTCAGCAAGGACAGCACAGTACCACATTACATCCCCAATCTCGTACGCAATCTGAATCTTTCTTGCCTCATATTCATCCGGGGGTGCGCCGTCGCGTATAAACTTCTTAACCTTATTTGCTATCTCACCTGCCTCTCCCGTAAGGCCAAGAGTAAGATACTCCATAGCCTTGTTCTTTGGGAAGATTGCAGTGTCACACGCTGCTATTTGATATGCTGTGCCGGTTATACCGTACATGTATTTCTCCTTCATCCAAGTTTTAGCTTCTTGCTCCAAGTCCATTCTGTTTCTCCAAATTCTTAAAGTATGCAGCGTTCCACCCACGCTGCCACTCACGATGTGCAGAGTGTGTATACTTGCCATTGGCCTTCAACGGGTTTGCTTTCTGATGATAGATAATACCACGCTTTCTACGCCTGACTTCATCCACCTCGCTGAAGGCATCAAACCCATCTTGAAAGTGTTGTGCTAATACTTCATTCATTACCACTCTCCTTAAATGATTTAATTACGTCAGATGAAAACAGCTTCTGCAGATTCAGAAGATACATGCGGGACGCATTGTTGTCACCGCCAGATACTGTCTTCTTATAGTCAAGGTTGTCGATGATGCGCTTGAGACTGTTCACATCAAACACAAGTGTAGCAAACACCTCGTCACCTACACAAAGATTGTGGAACCAGTAGTCTGACTCTGTTGCATTTATGCCACTAGGCTTGCCATAACACTCGTACTCAATGGCAATGTTGCCTGTGCGCATCCACACGTCACGCTCTGACTTCACCTCAATCTTTTTGTCCTGCAGCATTTCAGCCACCATCTTTTCTCGCACCTTTCCATACGAGAGGTCAATGTCAAACTTCTTGCGGTCTTGTTTGTTAGGCTCAAGTTTCACTACGTTGTCAGTCATCTTATTCTCCTTCAGGCCAGTTGTTTAGAATTGCGAGACGGTCTTCATGCACAGCCATTTTATCTAGTTCAGCCTGTACAGCTTCCATGATGTCAGAGTGTTCTCCAATACCCGCAGGGTTTTTGAAGTATGCCTCAATATTCATCATGTGTAAATGCACATTTGCCTGTGCATGATTTTTTAAAACGCTAATCATCTTTTCTTTCATTCTCTTTTTCCTTTCTCTTTACCCATTCTTCGTAACAAGGGTGATGTCTAGGCGGTTCGTATTGTACCCAGCCATCACCCTGTTTCCATATTGGCCTATCCTTTTTCATCTGTCAACCTTTTTTGTCTGAACCTGTGCTTGAAGAATACAACCACATTGATAGCGGTGTTGACAGTGATGGCGAATAACAACCACCACTGCCACCAGTTAGGCATGTCTGTACCCTCTATCATGCCGCCTCAATGTCCACAACTTCACACACACCGGCAGAGCAAGCCAACTCTCGTCCACCAGAAGTGTGGTCTTCTTTCTCAAACTCTTGCAGCTTGACCCAATCAATAAACTTGGGCATGAAAGAAAGTGCCTCTTCATATTCTTCTTTGCTGATGTCCTGATATACAGCCTGTTGATACACGTAGTCACTAAACGGCAAGAAACTGATACCAGACACTTCATCAAAGTGTTCATATACCCATGCACCCACTTCCATCCACTCATGTTCTTTGACCGTGATAGTTACGGACGGCTTATGCTCACACCAGTGTTGCTGATAAGTCAACCACAACTCTAGCTGCTCAATAGCAGACATGTCTTCACGGCAGACTGCACCTGTGGGTGCCTTCATGGGGAAGCTAAACACAGTTGTGCTATCCGGCTTGGTGACATCAGGCTCTGCTGGAATGCCCTGCGAAATCATAAACTGTGTAATCGGGTCTTTGTTGTCGCCACGCACCGTGCGAATGTAGTACGGGTTGTGACGAGCGTGGATGCCAGAGGCACTATCAACAAGCTGTGAGACTGTGCCTGACGGTTTTACACAAGTGATGGCTGTCGAAATAGGGATATTCAACTCCGACGCCATAGCAGCGTTAGTAGTGACTGCCTGTACACGCAGAGCGTTCAGTGTAGCCCCTATGTTTTTACCAAGGTGCGCTGACTTACCGGACATCATGGCATTGTCCATGATACCTGTCAGTGATACACCAAGCAGCCGCTCTTCTTCCGTATTGTTTCTCCATATCTTACGCAGGTATTTGAAGTCAGTCAGCGTGGATTGGAACGTGCCAAGGATGGTGGCAAGGCGAACCTTCTCTGTAAGAGTTTGCTGCGTGTCAGATGCACGAACAACAACCTCTGACAAGTTACAGAACTGATACGGACGCAAGATAATTTCACTACAAGGATTAGTTCCGAAATCTTGTTCTGCATCCCGGCGACCATTCTTAGCAGCTTGCTTTTGTGCAGACTGACGATTGAAGATGCCACGCTCACCAGAGCCTGACTCGTACAACGACAGCCACTCACGCATAAATGTACCCATCTGTGGCTTTTCTTTGTAAGCGACACTGTTGTTGGCGAGTGCGCGTTGGCCTTCCCTGTAGATGTTTTTCTGTGGCTCGTCCCACCACTGACCTGACTTTGCATGTGCCATCTGGTCATCGTTAAGATTAGACAGGCTAATCAAAGCAGAACGACGGACACCACCAACAACTACAACCTCACCGATTTTGCACATGATGTCATGGCATTCGATAGGGTAGAGGCGACGGCCAGCAGCACCTTTGAACTTCTTGATGCAGAAGTTAAACAGGTTTTCCAGAGGGGCTGGGCCACTAGCGCGACCCCCAAACGTCTTCAGACGCGCACCAGCGGGGCGTACCTCACTGGTATCCCACTTTGGGATTTGCCCTGCGTAGAGGAGCGAAATTAATTCACGCAGGGATTTGGCCCAGCCCGGACGAGAATCGCCAACTTTGATGACAGTATCTGTGTCATGCATAGTCTCGTTGACGATTGGCAGCTTCTCAACATTGTGGCGTTCCACAGAGAAGCCTACACCAGTGCCGCACATGAGGATATACATCGTCTCGTCAAAGGCACGAGGGCTATCCACTGGTACGTAGGAGCAGTTGTAACCGCCGACGTGACAACGGTCAAGCGCGGGACCGGCGGTCATTAATGCTCTCATGCTTGGCATGATGTCTTGGTTAAGCACAGCCTCTTCAAGTTCTGCGCGTAATTCTTCAGGCATGGCATAGTTATGCTTTTGCCCAAGATGTTTTTCCATGTAGTCAAAGTATCGCTCGACTGTCTCACCCCAAGTCTCACGACGCTGTTCATCTTCCTTCCAACGGGCGTACCGGGAAAGGGCTATAAAGTTCTGATAGTCTGTGGGTAGGTGGTTGTTCATCTCGTCACTCCGTTAATGTTTTTATATGTTTGATTTCGGCCCCGTCAACATCATAAAAGTATTCACGTATACCATCCTCAATCTCAATACCGACATCCCCATCGGCAGGTATAGGATATTCATCCGGGTCTATCTCTATTGTAATGAAGACTTTAACTCTCATCGTAGCAGCCTTCTATTTCCTCTACTAGCTTTTCCAGATACCACTGTGCTTTTCTGAGGTCTTCTGTACCATTCTTGTAGCGATAACGCCACAGGTACTTCATAATATTACCCTGTAGGTAGTACTCGTAGCCATCCCCTGTAGCAGCGCGGATGCCCTCAATACACTCTACCCCTGCTTTGTTATAGTGAGGCGGGTTGTTGACCATATCCACATTGCCATAGGCTTCTTTACCTGCTTGCTCTAGTTCAGCAGCGCGTCTCATGTATGCTTCATGTCTCATTATGCGTTCCCTTTTGTCTTACTGCCAAAACTAAGATGCACTACATTGCCATCTTCTTTTGTGATTATCACACCTTCATCATCTTCTACCACATCGTCATCGTCTCTGTCAACTACTTCCATGACATAGTTGTGTACGAGGGTACGAAGATTCTCGTCCATCTCCATGAGTGGAATGCTAGCGCACATCATCTTGCAAAAGTGCATGACCTGTGTATATCCTTCGTCGTTGAGAGGGTTACCAGCTTGAGATATAATAGAGATATCTACTTCACCTGTCCACTCTCCATCTACCTCTGATGGCCGGATACGAATTACGAAGTCACCGTCATCAATTGATTCCATCTTTATCTCCTTTTCACTTTGGTTCCGTTGAACTTGATAAACTTGGGATGCCTGTTCTTCCCTTTTTCTTTTAGCCAATCTTCTGGAATGATGCGGTCATAGTATTTGAAACCATATCTTATACACCACTCCGCATAAGTTGACTTAGCACCCTTACGTAGCTTTTTCCTACTATTCTCGAAAACAAAACGAATGTCAAGCCTTGGATGTTGCCTCTTGATGGCTAAGTGTTTGCGCCTGTCAGCAGCAGTAAACATGCCCTTCGTTTCGATAATGATACCATTGCACAGCACGAAGTCTGGTGTATAGGTGCGGTACGCAAGGTCTTCCCACTCAATCTTAACTTTCTCGTAGTCGTAAGACACTTTGAGTTCGTCAAGGTAGATAGACAGCTTGTGTTCTAGCCCACTCCTATAACCATACTTTCGTGCTGCGCGAAATGCTGCGTGACTAGGCACAGTTTAGTTGCTTCGCCATAGCGGAATGCCAAAGGACGTTCTGCTTGTTTGATAAGCTGTACCTAATGCTTTCATCTCCTCACGGATGAGAGCATCTGCCTCATTACGTGCCTCTATTGCGGCCCGTAGTCCAGCAGTTTTACGTTCACGATACTCTTTACGTAAGTCGTCAAGTTTCTGCTCAGTAAGTTTAATTTCCTCTGCTAGAGCATCTATTTCAATCGTTTCATCCATTTAGTTCTCCTTTCTATTTCCATATTTTCTTAGCTTCTTCTTTCATTTTACTACCCCATGTCCATGAATCAAAATTAGGGTAGACTAAAGAAGCCAACTCATACTTATCATTGCTAATAGATAAAAATCGTTGTATCGTGTGTGCAACTTTTTCTAGTTGCTTTTTATACTCCGACAAATTATCTAGCGTAAATTTCCTATGATCTTTGGGGGAAGCAAAGAATAAGTCTATCTTGTTATTTGGATAGGCCATAGAATATAGTGCCATCTGTCTTTTTTGCGCCTCTGTTGGTTCTGCTGGCATCCTAGTTGTTGTCTTTAAGTCCACTATTCTGTCCTTAAACCTAAAGTCTATGTAGCCAAGTATTGGTATGGACACATCATTAAGTTTAACTTCGACCTTTTCCTGATAAGTTTCTAGATTATCATAGTCAAACGATTTGTCAATGACTTCTCCAAAACTATTTAGCGTCTTCATTTCTTTTTGAGCAGACTTAGTATCCAAAGCAATCATAGATTCAGCGCAGAGGGTCATAAACTTTGCCTCTAAATTAGCGTAATCCATCTCCCCTTCCGAAAACTTTTTTTCCAACGCGAACTCTAAGGCATTACCTCTGACTGCCGCCGCGCCACTAGGTGATTTTACTTTGAACAGATATCTCAAGACCCACATAGGTGGGTCATTGATATATGTGTTTATGCTACTTGGAGACAGCCAGTTTATACCATGTGCATTGAATGGATCATTGCTTAACATTTAAGCGACCACTTCGTCATCTTCAATGTCAATCATATCCGAAAGGCTGTCGGTGATAGCCACATCATCTTCATCGTTGTGCAGGTTAGCTTTCTCTGCGTACGTATTGATGACGTACTCATTGTAGTTCTGCACCCATGCCATGAAGTCTGTGAACAACTGTTGATCAGACGGCTCAATGTCCACGACATTGGTCAGATTGACAGTGGTCACCGGCACGAAGAAGCTATTACCATTAGGCAGCTTACGCTCCTCTGTTGCAGAGTCTACCTTATGCTGAATGGGTAACCGCTTCTGCTTGGCAAAGGTGGAGAACACATCTCCCCAACCTTTGAAAGCATCACGATTGTCCACTTCCCAGATAAAGGGCGTACTACCCAACTCTACTGCATTACCCTGATCGTCTGTAGGATTGACCAGTTCAACGGTGCCGAATATCACACGCACCCGTTTGATTTGCTTGATCAGTTCCTGCGTCTTCTCAGGCAAAGACTTGAAGTCTTGGATGTACCCAGCAGGTTTGCCGCAGTTGAAGCCACCATCATTATCTTTAAGATCAATGTTAAGGTTATCGGCCATGACAGTTTTCACGTACCTATTAGGCGAAGTGCCTGACGCCATGACGAAACGCTTGTACATAAAGCGTTGCATGTACGGACGGATACGTGCGGAAGAGGCGTAGTAGGTAGGACCATCTGGAATCTCCAGCTTGTACTGTCCACCCTCGACAACCTCGACGTTTACTTTCTTACCTTTTACTTCGGCAAGCCCCATGATGGGAGTGTGATGGATACGTAGACGTGCCAGAGTGTTAGACCCTTTGCTTGTACCCTCATTAGCTATGCCCATAGCTTTTGCCATAGCCGCATAGTTGTTTGTATCTATAGTTGTCAGTTCCATGTATATGTACTCCTTCTTTTAGTTAGAAAGTCATAGTTATATCACGACACATCTTTCGTGTCAAGCCAGTTGGGGCCGATTTTTGCCTCTAGTTCTAGAGGAACATTGAACACCAATCCCCAACGTAGGGTGATCAAGTCAGGCAGCACCTTGTTAGTATCCTGAATTATCTGTATAACTCCTTGCTCTTCATCAGGATGAACGTCAATCACGATGCTATCGTGAACTGTGTTTACCACACATGACTGCATGTTGTCAAGCAGCTTTTCAATGTGCAGCAGTGCAATCGGTACGATATCTGCCGTTGCAAAGGACTGCACTGGATAGTTTTTGATTTGGGTAAAATGAGACACACGACCACTTGCTTTGCGGACGACATCAGGAAAGGCAAACTGCCTACCTGACGGGGTGGTAATGCACCCTGTGTTTATAGCTTCTTTAGCCAATCGGGTGTGCCATACCCCGATCCCTTTGTACTTCTCCGTGAAGTGTGTGTAATACTCTGCTTCCGCTGGAGTTCTCCCAAAGCCCGTTGCTCCATAAAGCGGCGCGAACGTATGCGCCTTTGCTTCTTGGCGACTTGTCGGTTGACCAGCATCAGTAATAACCTTACTGGTATACGCATGTACATCAAATCCCGTAGATACTTCATCTATTGCTACTCCATCTTGTGACAGGAAAGCTGCTGCGCGAAACTCTAGCTGTGCAAAGTCAGCTTCCATAATCTTACCACCTTCCCATCGGGACACAAACACCTTCTTCACAGGGAAGGTGCCGCCGCGTGGCATGTTCTGCATGTTAGGCTCTGCACCTGACAGTCGACCAGTTGCAGTGCGGTGCTGTAGCAGACGCACGTGCAGCTTGCCATCCTGCTTGGTGAACATCTTGATGCCCTCGACAAAAGAGGACAGATAGGTTTCTACCGCCGACAACCGTCTGATCTTAGACAAGAAGTCAACCGTGTCCTCTGATCCTTTCTTCTTGGCAGCGTTCTCTAGTATAGCTAGATTATTCTTGCTCGTGCTAAAGCCATTGGCGCTTGCCCACTTTGCAGATGGTGGCTTGAATCTCAGCCCAGCCACGGCATTGGATGGTGATAGAAGATAACCAGCAGTATCACAAGTAGGGCAGCGATTAGGTTTCGCAAACGGCTCTCCATTCTTCTTGACCTTTCTCACATAGCCTGTGCCATTACAGGTCTTGCATTGCATTGCTCTGGTCTTAGCCAGCTTAGTGGTATGGGCATTGACTAGCCTACGGAAGTCATCATCCGACATGTAGGGGTCAATCTGTGTAGCCCAGAACTGCTTGTCGTTTACCTTACGGCTGTAGATTACCCAAGACAGTTGCTCCGGGCTGTTGAGATTGATAGGAGTATCACCCATCAGTCTGCGCACATGGCGTTGCAGATCGACGGTAAGTTCATCCCGCTCTTTCTCAAACTCTACCCGTACTTCTTCTAGTGTATCCCTGTCCACAGTAAAGCCACGCTGGTAGATGCGTGACAAGCACACGGCGACCTGATTAGTGAGGTCCACTGTACCCATAAGACCGCTGTCCTTGGGTGTGTTGAGACGATACATGAGCTTGTCTGCCAGTTGCTGTGTAGCATGTAGGTCAGCAGACAGATACTCTGACAGTTCATCTATAGGAATGGTGCGTGTGCTGTAACCACGCTTGAAGTATTCCTTCAAGGTGTCTTGCTTCTTGGTGTCAAGATCATAGCGTTCAGCACACGCTTGCAATGAAAGCGGCTCCTTGATGCCACGTTGCAGGACATACTCAGCAAGCATCGTGTCGAACACAGGCCCGTCGTAACGGAAGCCGGACTCCCACAGCCACAGCAGATCGTGCGCTGCGTTGTGGCAGATAAGCACAGTGGCCTCGTCAAGATAGCTTTGTACCAAGTCAAACGACTGCTGATCCGCAGGTGCTGCCTCTTCGTGATCAAACACAACGAGTGTCTCGTCGTCCTGATCAGTCAGCATACCCACCATAGTCAAGCTATTGTTAGGCTCGAATGGATCAAGGTGCATCTTGCCGTCACGGTGCGTGACTGTATTCTCTACATCAAGTGTCAGTTTCATATCTAGTCCTTCCTCATACTAAAGTATACTTTACCATTCGCAGCAATGTGCGGAATGTTGGGATCAGCATCGTGCTTACCCGTATACTCAAACCGATATCCTTCGTTGCGCTTCTGCTCGACATCCTTGATAAACTCAGCGTTATCTTGTGCGAACATGGCGACTGCAAAAGTTGCGATCAATCCAAGCATTGTATATCACCCCTCGTATCTTGCTGTCAAGTAGTCAAGTTCACAGTTGACCATACCGTGCCAACCATTCAGCTTGTTCTTGACAATGTTCATATGCCTCAATGGGCTATCCTCTTCCTGTCCCTCGACAGTAGGAGACTTTCCGATCAGGATCATCAGGTCTGCCTCTGCGGCTTTACCTGTGCGTGATCCTTCCATCATGCTCTGATTCAACTGTGACCTACCCTCTGCTTCAGCAGAAAGCTGTGACATGTAGAATACAGCGCAGTCATATGCCTTGGCGATCTGCCTCGCATGGATGGCACAGGCTTTGAGTGCTTCGTCCTGTCGGGCAAAGCCACCCTCTGCCTTGAACTTGTCACCCATGTCAAGCACGAGAACGTCAGGCCGGTATGTCTTGGCAACACTCTCCACCCAATTCATGTCACGACCTGACGCCTCTTTGATCTTGATGTTGTTCATCACAGGCGCATACAGTGACTTGGCTTTCGACATGTTCTCTTTCACCTCACGTGCCGACATACCTGCGGCGGCAGTGAGATATCTTGCACCTACCCTGTGGGTAGGCTCTTCGTTACACAGCACGATGCATTTGGCACCCTGATGTGCAAACCCATTAGGCGCTGCAATCAAGCTGGCATGGAACGATGTCTTGCCAGTGTTAGGACGCGCACCCACTTCGATAAGCTGACCAGCACTGACACCCTCTATCTTTCGGGCAACAGTGGGGATGTTGAAAGACCAACGTGCTTCAAGTTCAGCCTTTGCCATCAGGTTCTCAATCGTGATGTCATCCCATTCGATGTTTAGGTTTGGGGTGAAGTCATCACCGTACCGCTCAAGCAGATTGCGCAGCGTCTCCATCGTACCGCCTGTGCCACTTACCATGTCGAAGCCAATGTTAGCGATGTCCTCGCCCACTACCTTCTGGAATAGTTTAGACAACACCTCTTGCGCAACGTCGTTACCCATCGGTGCTTCCCGCTTGAGTTGCACAAACAATCCGTCGAAGCCCTGCTTCTGCGCAGTGGTCATGGTAGGATTGTCAGACAGGAACAAGGCTTGCACCTCGTCGGGTGTGACACTACGATTGTAGTGATCCATAGCCCTGTCGATAGTCTGCTTGATCTTACGATTGTCAGAACTGAACAGCCTGTCAGGACACTTGGCACCACGATGGTCATCGTAGAACCCCTTGTCCATCAGACTTCTTAGCATTGATACTTCCATTATCTTTCTCCTATGTCGGCTAGGTTATTCATGTCAGTTGGATTACGATACTTCAAATCGTCCGTCAAGTACAGGACACGGACATTCTCCACATGTCCTCGTAACTCTTTTGCCATCAGCAAAGTCTTGCGCACTGCGTCGGGGTCAAGCGCAATGACGGCTGTTGAGAACTGCGCGAGATACTTCTTGTGTGCATCGGACAAGGATGTCCCTAGCACAGCAACCCCGACAAAGTTACCGCCACCAACCACGGCGGCACTCACGCAGTCCTCAACAACTACGGCGACTTTACCACAACCAGATACATATGGCAAGCCACTCTTTCCATACCTGCGCCACTTAGGCAAACGCTTACCAAGCGCACGGCCTGTAGCGTCCACGACTTTACCGTCGTGCTTGATGGGGAACACCACACGGTGTTCACGCACATCGTATAGCAAACCTAACTCCTCTGAGTCAAGCCCATACAGTTCGTAAGCCCACTCGCGTACATCGTAATTGCACGGCACGAGGTATTCCGGCAGGTCAAAGTCATACCCATTAGCAAAACGCTCCACATCGGATAGCTGTGTACGTATATCATCAGCGGACATACGCACACGGGTGCCACCCTTTAGATTGCAGGACATACGGAAGCAATTCCATACAAGTGATCCCATGTTATTGGTCACTGTGAATGTACGCTGACCACAACTAGGACACTTAGTCCTAACTGTATTACCTACAGGTACATTCATATCACTTATAATGTTATATATATTATCCATATATCTCTCTCCTGTTCGGCAGTTAGATGCTTTTACCATGTATTTTACGTGCTGTCAAGGCTGTGTTAGCACTCTCATACGTATTCTTCATGTATGGTTTGACTGACTGCGGGTTAGCATGTCCTGTTACCGACATGATCTGTCCTATACTTACACCTGCTTCTACCATCTCTGTTGTGCCAGTACGACGCAGGTCAGATAGTCGCAGTTCTTTTGACAGACCTGCTTGATCCATCAGCTTACGTGCGTGTAGAGGTAGCTTATACTCACTGTATGGTATGTACTCACCACCCACAGGCTGTGGCCGTGGCGCTACCCACTGCTGGAATCCAAAGTCCTCATGCTGCTGCTGTAGCATCTCAAGCAAGTCGTCGTCTATGGGCAAGAATACTTCTGCCCTACGCTTCGACTGTTCAATATGTACACGAGCCTTATCAAATTGTATAGATTCCCATGTCAGCATACGCATGTCACCGACACGCTGACACCAAGCATATGCCATGTGTGCGATCAACCCTATGTTACGGGTGCTAAAATCCCCGTAGGCCACGTCTAGCAGCTTGACTATATCTTCCCTACCCCACACAACCTTGCGCGGCTGTGTGCTGCGTCTACGGACGATTGAGAAGGGGTTCAGGTTGCAATGCTCCATGCGCACTGCGTAGTTGTACAAGATACGGGTAGCTGCCATGACATGATTGGCAAACGAGATGCCACGATCACACCATAGATCATACGCCAGCTTGGCTTGCTTGGTGCTGACATCAGCAAGATTGAGAGAACCAAGACGCTGACCATCTATCTCTGTGTCAAACATGACACGCTGAAAGTATTGATACTGCGTCTTAGTTTCGTCTCGTAAGTTCTTGAAGTCATGGGAAGAGTAATACTCATCCGCAAGTGCTTGTATAGATAACATACTATCTCCTTCCCATGCTCCACAGTGCAGTGGATGTCTCTATCAACTCGTCATGCCACATGACATTCTTTCTGAACTCATGTGGGATACCACAGTATCCGTAGTGTGTGCCAGCAATCATACCGGCAACCGCACCCACCGTGTCACTGTCGTGACCGCGATTGACTGCTTTGATAACACAGTCCTCAAAGGTATCCGTAGTTTGGAATGCCCACATAGCTGCCATGTATGTCTCGACAACGTAGCCGCCTGACATCACCTCTTTGCGAGGTATATCCAGACTATGCCTGAACTTTTGATACTTGTCAAGTGGGCCACAGTAGTACAGTTCTTCTGCCAACATTGTGCCATACTGTACACATATTGGTGCCGCATGTGTCAGCAGTGTCTGCTGCGTAGCAAGTTGTATAAGTTCTTGCCTGTTCATAGCGGCCAAGACTACGGCAGCAGTTCGCATCAGCGCACCGTTGCCAGCAGACTTAGGGCTAGTGTCTCCCTTATATGGGCTAGTTGGATGTTGAATGTAACGCTCCAACGCACGGACAGTTGTTGTGCCAATGTCAAAGCACTCACCACGAGGGATGAACTTACCATCCCTGTACCATGCCACGAAGTTATCCATGATAGCGTTAGGATCAAAGCCACCCTTGTCAAGTATTGCTTTGCACATGGCGAGTGTCATGGCTGTATCGTCAGTCCACTCACCAATGTCTACATCATGGAACCCGCCCTTGTGGTACTTGGTTATGTAGTCTTCTGGTTCTCTGGCGTCTAGGAACTCTAGAGGTGCGCCAAGCGCATCCCCTATTGCAAGTCCGATCATCATACCATTAGCTTGATCTATTGATTGCATGGCGCACCCCCTTTCTTTAAGCGTTTACAACGAGTTGCCGGAACTGTGGTGTATTCGCCCACCGTGCCACATCATACTCGCGTTCTAGCATTGTCTTAGCTTGCGTATCGTTACCTGTATCACGCATCTTGAAACCATTGCGCTCGTCGGCATAGGTTGCATAGTTGGTGAAGGCAGAGTACAGGGACCACAGGTTTTGACCGCGTGTCGTCACCTCTTCACGATACAGGGCAAACATCTTCTCAGCCTGCTTGTCGTTCTTCATAATGCTTTCAAGCAGAGCCTTAACATCTACATGCACAAGTGAACTTACCGCCCACCGTTGCATCTGTTCTGTCTTAGCGTAGAAGTTGTCTTTGGATTTGCCAAGTCTACGGATGAACGCATCCATGTCAAAGCCGCTGGTGTTCTTCCGCTTCACCTTGTCGTGATCGCCAGTGATCATACCATTGAGGCAGAAGAAATCAATAGCCCCAAAGATAGCCACGTTAGAGCAGGTTCCGTTGACACCATGCAGAGCAATGATGCGCTGTTGCACCTCAGTTTCATGGCGGTTAGTCCTGATCTTGGCAGACACGTTAGGCAGACGAACATCCATGATGCCCATGCCATTGTTGTAGGCGTCCTTCCATGACACCTTTGCACCCTCAATCTCATGTGGTTGAAGATGTTCAGTCATGGTGGCACTCACCTTTCGGAAGAAGTCGCCGTGGTTCTCACACTTGAACCCACTGCCGACGATGCCAATGTATTCATCAGTGTTACCATTGACGACATACTTCTGGCCTTCCATCTTTGTATCCTCATATTTCACAGGGAAATCAAGGTTCTCTGGTACATCCACGATGGATGTGTTTGCAAAATCTAACGGCATATCTGTCTCCTTTGTCCGTTAAGTGATGTCATGTTATATCAGGTTGCTGACGCAATGTCAAGCTCCCTACAGGATTAGCTGGCCTGATCCTTACCATTGTTCACCTCCTCTGCCCACATACTAGGCTTTCCGTTGTTCGTACCCATAGTTGCTACATACGCTTGTAGCACAGGCTCCTGTGTCTTGGCAAACACAAAAGTATCATTCCTGTACGGATTGTATGTCACTTTCTGTGCCTTTGGAAATCTAGCAAGACCATTGCGGTGACCAAAGTATCCCACAACAAATGCGTGTACATTCTTCCTGCCCTCTTGCCTCACCTTATTCTGTCCAGCCTTGCGGATGACAAATTTAGGATCAGCCAATGTCAAAGCAGTCTTGTGTGCAATGACACGCCCTGTCTTGCATGACTGCACAGAGTAACATTTCTTGTGCAGGTTCCAATAGACACGCACCTTTTGATTATCTTCAATCATAACATTCTCCTACTCGTCTGTGAAAGTTACAATCAGTTGCCATTGAAAGTCTAGGATATCACCATATCCCATGTCAATCAAGTCGTCGCGTATTGCATCTACAATAGCGTCTGCTGTTTGCTTGTCCATTGTTTCAGTCATGTCAAGTTCCATCATGGATATCTCCTGTTCATATGATGTGCCACTGCCTGTTGTTCTGGCTCGTCATCGAACCAATAGTCAAGCAGGGTGTACTTGGTACGCTTGGCAATATACCGGCGCACCTCTACCTCAGTCATCCGTTTTTTGTTTGTCCGCTTGGTACGAAACTTGTTCTCGTTTACTCGCATCTCTGTCTCGCTTTCTGTTGTACTTGGTTTTGTCTTGTACTACTTGGGCGCGGCGTCGGTTCTGCATCATTGCCTTTGCCACAGGGTTTATTCTAGTGATACGGCTATTCATTGTCAACCCCTTCCATACTAGAAACGATAAGCGCGGGGCGGGGAAGTCGCTCTTCCAGCAACAACCACCCGCCCCACTAACAGTGTGCTTTTGTTCTTCTTCAGACCTACTAACACACCGATCCGGTGAGCAGTTTTGCCACATGCTCAGGTGGTCTTTAGTCATTGTTACGCGGTGACATTACCGCTTGCCAGTTTTCTCGTGAAGGCGCACTGACCATTACCTACCTGCGTCTTAATTTTATAGTCGTTACAGGCTTGACCGCGTTTATACTCGCTCGACTATAGCTTACACCTCTTCTACAATCTGACCGTATGCGTTGACCATGTGTGACTTGATCCTAGCCACATACCCATTGTTGCGATACCACTCGCAGGTTTCAGTCGCGGAACGCAGTGACTTTGTTTCATATACGTTTTCCCAATATTTTTTCATGCCTAACTGGTAGCACTCGTACTCTACTACAAAAAGCTCAGTCATGTCTAGTCCCCCTTGTGGGTTGTGATTGCGTTTCGTGCCTCGCCCAGCGACTTCACATACTTAAACCATGTGGTGCCAGTCTTGCGTACCTTCCAGCGTATGCCAGCAACAGTGCGTGCGGCACCAATGATCGGGGTTACAGCGTAGCCGCCATCGGCAATGTATCCTGCGTTGCCTACTTTCTTGAGCATGTCGTCACCTCGTTCCGTTGCGATGATTATGTTATATACAGTCCGGGTGAGGGTGTCAACCCCCTACCCTATGACGAACCCGCTAGTGTCATGGACTGCCTTGCCCTTGGCATACAGTGCGGACACTACACCTTGCGGCTCAGTGAAGCGAAGGTCACTGTCGTCACCATCGACTACATCCATACCCATGAAAGTCTTAGGGATATCAGTACGATAGCGGAAGACTACAGCCATGCGCATACCCATAGCGATAGCCGTCTCAGCGAACCGTTGATACTCTTTGACACCGCTGTAGCTGAATGTCAAGTCGTAGATCGACAGGTCAGGCACCATGCGGTTGGCAATCTTGGTATAGTCGTACCATTGCACACCGTGATCACGATGGAGCGACACCATCTCATCCCATAGCTTGTTTTCCCAGCGAATGTCTGTCGTGCCATTGAGACGGACAGCACAGCGCAGATCATGCTTGGCACAATACTTGGCGTGTGTCAATACCTCAGACAACAGCATGGCCTTGAAGTCGTCCCAATGCTGGAGCATGAACAGGGTTTTGCGGAGCCGTGACATCTGGACAGACGACATGGCACCCCGCCCTGCTGTATTGAGACAGGCGTCGCCACATCCTGCGACTTTGTACATGGCGCACATATTGACGCCGCTAGTCTCTGCCGGTGATCCATACAGCACCCCTGTGCGTATACCATACTTCTCACCTTTGACAGTCTTAGGGTTGTCCATGTTCAGCAGCTTTGTCGGAAACTCGCTGAACCATTTGGTAAACTTAGGGCTGGCATGTATCTGTGCAACAATGTCAGCAGGCACTTTTGAAAGGTCATAGATCATAGCGTCACCTCATACAAACAGGGGTTTCATCTCACGGTAAATCACATTGTATGCGTTCACCTCGTACCGGAAGCACTCAAAGAATTGATCGTCGTCATCGAATGGCGACTGTCCCATGCAGTGCCTGTCCCATTTATCCTGCATATCTTCCATTTTGTCAAGCAGGCTGTTGGTTTTCGTGATGGAAGAACCTGTCATTATTTGCACTGCGGCATCAATGTCAAGGTCCATGTGATAGAAGGAAGGGATACGGAACATCATGTCAACACCTCACTGGCTGATGGTTTTACCTTTGGCACTGGCGGCTAGGGCATACACTTTCCTGTCTGCACTGCCGTCGAAGAAATCTTGTACATCGACACGGATAGCTGTGTCAAGTATATGCTGACGGAATTCCTCATTGTCTGGCAATTCCCACTCATCCATGCGTACAATGTCTGTTGGAAATTCTTTGAAGTTGATACAGTCGCAGCTAAACACTGCCATAACAAAAGCCATAGCGTCGGCACGTTTGTTAACCCCTGTTACGATATAGTCAGTGCCACCTTTAAATTTCCAGTACGCATTGCCGCTGGCAAACTTGCCGTCCTCGTCATGCGCGCCGTAGTTTTCCAGACACTGTGTAGTCACAACATATGCAGTCATGATAGTCACCTCGTTTTTGGTTTGGTTTGGGGAAGCAATGCCCTAGTGTAGGACATTGCCCCCCGCAAAGTCAAGCGGCCCAGCGGCCTTCATTTGCACAAGTCAGGTCAGCGATAACATCAGTCACGCCAAACTCTGACAGGTCGATATTATGGTTCTTGCCGTCAAGGAATTTGTCAACCCCGGTCAGCACCATCTCGAAAGTCGTGATGGAATTAGAGCCAATGCGGGTGCCAAATTCATCCTTAACCTTACGCGCAGCGACGCGGCTGGCAAGATAGCAAGCCATTTTAGAAACACGAACGCCGTGCTTGCGGATCATCTTGGCATTGACGCGATCATATTTGACCTGATTTGATTCAGACAAATTTTGACCAGTCAGGCCAGTAGATTGGAACCAGTACTTGACGTTAACAGTTTGAATGCTCATTTGCAATTCTCCATTTGCGGTTGGTTGGTGTGGAAGTGACATTACTTCCCCAAACGAAACCTGTCAAGGTGTACCGGCGACAATTCTTAACTGCCTCATGGTTTTGTCTTCACGAAGAAGAGCGTCGGCCATGCGACTAGCGAACCGTCGCCGGTATGTTTTCGACTTCACATTTTACTTAGCTATACAGCGACAATTAGTCAATCCCCTAGTGGATTAGCAGATTGCACGTTTTCAAATGTGCGGCCTGTCTATTGTTGGACCTACCCTTTTATTGGTTCGGAATGCGGAACCCGTCAGGCACGGTCCCCGCATTTACGTTTCTTTCCGCCCGTGTTTTACCTCACCCGCTAGTCCTACCTCGCCCCTGCCAATGTTACACTAGGTCGCACTGGTGGCCGTCGAGACGGTTCTCTAGCATAGAGCCGTTCGTATCTACCGTCTGCGGGATTGACCGCTGGCAGGTTCGGTATTGTCAAGAGGTCCGCACCTCGCAGGTTTTTAGGTTGCCTCGTCAACCGCCCCTTCACACTAGGGCATCGCGTCGGGCCTGTCAAGCCCCGCCAGTTTCGCGGGTTTAACCGCCCAGCACTGGCGCTGGTATCGTGCGTCAGGGGTTGTCTGCCGTGGCAGCGCGTCGTCCTGACTGTCGAGGATATGTGGTTATCGGACTTGTCCGCCTCGACCTTCATCACCCTAGCGACTTGCGCCGGGGCTGTCAAGCCGGGGGTTGTCTGCCTGTTGGCAGTGCGTCGTCCCGGCGACAATTGAAAGATGGCAGCATCGGGGTTGAATGTCAACACCCCTAGTCAAGCTGTTGATTTTATTGAGGTTTTTTCAGGGTGATAAATCTGTTCCTGTTTTGTTCCTAGTTCGGTCATGGTTTGTTCCGGTATGGTAGCAGGGTAGGAGAACAAAACGAGAACGATAGATCATATATAATAAGGTAGGGGATATGCACCGCCAGAAGATACCGGGTATCATTTTGAAATTGTTGTCTTTTTCACGGTAGCTGGTGGCGTCAAATGATAGTCAGTCACTAGACTTTGCTTTGATTGTTGCGTCAAGCCATTGTTATCATTAAAGAATCAGGCGATACGCCAGCAATACTGCCCCAATCCCGCCGCCTCGCCCCCGCATTGCGCGACAATTCAAAGGTGTACGGCGGGTGCCACCCCCCCGTTAGTAGTATATATGTATGTAGAAGCACACAGATTAGGAAAATTAAGTGTTAACCACAGAAACAACTGAAAACATTTATGCACAAAGGATGTGCAATGTGCTTAATTTTTAGGCAATGATAAATTAAATCGCGGGAATCTACACTTTAGGTATTGACACGGTATCTAGATTGTGATATAATTATATAAACTAAACGAACAGACACTTTAAGTGATCACTTAAATGTTATTTATTAAAATATAAATACACTTAAATGTACAATTAAGTGAGATGGACTGTCACCATGAAGTATCTAATGTATGTTCTTGTAGCTATCATATGTGCGTATGTTGCGTACATTATGGGTGTGGCACTCGTACATACAGTTTGTGATTGTTTAAAATAATGAAAGTTTTTTCTTGACAATGGCTAAAAAATCTGTAAAACTATACACAGACAATGTGCTTGATGCATTCTATAATGCTATCCGTACTAACTCACTAGACAAACTTCATATCCCCCACAGTGATGTATTCTACGTGCGTCAGGCTGTAGAAGCGCATTATGGTAGACCCTTTACCCTAAAGCATGTGGAAGATGCAATGAGGGCTGAAGGATGGTCGGAGGATAAGTGAATGTTTGAAGCTATCGTATTGTTCTGTGCTATTGGTATTACAGACCCTAACCAATGTGTAACAGCAGAAGACACGCGAGGACCGTATGAAACTCGTGAAGAGTGTCGCGCACGTATAGACCAAATGGTGCAGGGTATTTCATACATGATACCTGCGCCACTAAATTTTTATTTTAAGTGCAGTAAACCGGAGCCTGAAGGTCTAACACTATGAGCGTGAAGTATCGTGGCATTACATTTCCCGGTTACAACCGGCCCATTGCTTCTAACCGTGAAGGTAAGAAGAAAATGGTGCTGGCTAAAAAGGGTGACAAAGTAAAACTAATTCATTTCGGTGCAAAAGGGTACGGACACAACTATAGTGCAGCCGCCCGTAAATCATTTAGAGCCAGACACAAGTGTGACACCGCCACTGATATCCTGTCTGCTCGTTATTGGGCATGTCGCACCTTGTGGGGTGGGGCAGGTAAACCTAAACAGTCCAGCCCCAAATCTAGAAAAGGAAAGTACTGATGGCTGCAAAAAAGTTTAAATTTAAAAACCCCAACACTGGGATAGTTGAAGAACGCCCTGATACTCCGTATTTCCGTAATCTAGCAAAAAAGATGCAGGAAAAATACAACAAGCTATCAGATAAAGAGAAGGCTGCTATTAAGGCTCGTATACAAAAACGACAAGCAAGGCAGGCTGACACGGATAAGAAAAAACAAGAAGTCAAAGAAGGTAGGGCTGCTGGACTTACCATGACAGAGATTCGTGCAAAGCGCATGAACATATCTGCTGATGAGTTAAAGAAAAGACAAATTGCTACTCTGCTTGGTATGGCAGAGGGCATGTCTTTGTTTATTCCCGGTGGTGTAGCAATCAAAGCAGGACAGCTTGCATTCCGTGGTAAAAAAGGCGCGGATGCAGTTAAAGCCATTAAGAATATAGTTAAGGGTAAGCAACCTGCATCTAAGACAGCACCGAAAGCAGCACCCAAGCCAGCAGCTAAAAAGGCTGCACCTAAAGCAGCACCAAAGCCAGCAGCTAAACCTACAAAGGAAGGTGCAGCATCAAAGCGTATGCCAAAAGCAGCGGCTCCCAAAGCTGCACCTAAAGCGGCAGCTAAAAAGGCAGCACCAAAGGCTGCAGCTAAGAAAGCTCCACCTAAGACAGCGACTAAACCCCAAACAAAAACGCAGGCTAAAACGGCTGCTAAAAAGGCTGCACCTAAGACAGCGGCAAAGCCTAAATCTAAAAGGCGTCAGCTTATTGAAAAGGTAGGTCCGTTGGTTGCGGCTGGTACTATTCTTGGCGGCGGTGTTGCTGTTCAAAAACTAATAGACGGTAAAGCAAAAGCGGGTACTCCACCTCTAGGTGGTCCTAGTGATGGTCGCAAAAAGGGACCACCTAAAGGTCGTCCACCTTTGGGTGGGCCTAGTGATGGTCGCAAGAAGGGACCGTCTAAAGGTCGTCCTCCGTTGGGTGGTCCTAGCGATGGTCGCAAAAAGGGACCGTCTAAAGGTCGTCCACCTTTGGGTGGGCCTAGCGATGGTCGTAAGAAAAGAACTAACATTACTGCTGGTCCAAATACAGGCTTTGGTCCGAAGGGTAACATCTTCCCGAAGAACGCGGAAGATCGCGCACGGCTAATGAAGCTGTATGGTGGCACTGGTAGTGCTGCTGCTAAAGCTGCTGCGGCTGGTACACAAGGCGCACTCAAGAGGGGAAAAAATAATGGCAGCTAAAAAAGTTCCTGTGATTTCAATCTCCGTGGGCATGGCTAAAATGCCTAAAGGTAAAAAGGGACCAATGAAAATGGTACATGGTGGGATGGCTCATGGTAAACCGCACATGTATCTCTCTAATGGCGGCTCAGTCACAGACTTGAATCCCGGCTTGCAGGCCTTGCAAAAAGAGCGTCCCGATGTAGTGGCGAAGATTCTAAAGAAAAAGTAATGGCACCTAGAGTTCCACGCAAAAAGGGGCAACCTGCAGGTTCTAAAAAACATAGTGACTTATACACAGATGAAAACCCAAAAGGCACAATTCATGGTCTTAGATTTGCTACGGTCAAGGATGCACAATTATCCGTTAAAAAAATTAAAGCATCTGGTAGGTCACATGCACACAAAACACAAGCAGCAATCGCAATGGAACAACGCGCTAAAGCAGCGGGTAAAAAAGCGGCTGCAGCAGTGTTTAGAAAATTTATAGAAGCCCAAAAGCGAAAGACCAAACAACGTGCATCCGGTAGAGCGTGACATACGTACTTGGTCAAAGGACTTTTTAGAAGTACCCAATGCTAAACTAAATGGTCTACCCCCTTGCCCCTACGCCAGAAAGGCGTGGGCTGATGACAAGGTGGTGTTCAGTATCAATACAGGACTAGACGGGCTGATGGAAGAGGTCCGTAAGTTTAATGACCACGACTACGACATCGTAGTGTGGGCAGAAGAAGATTTGCCAGACATGGAATACCTTGATGGGTATTGTGATGGCATTAATGAGTTGGCGTCCGTGGCCGGTATGGATTTGCACCTGATGGTGTTCCATCCTGACTACGACGCTACAGAGGCTGGTCTTGATTTCCTTGTCGATGATGACGTAACGGACGACAGCCTGTCATACTGCATGGTCTTTGTTCAGTTGTTATCTAAACTAGACGATGCAGCCTTGTATCTGGAAAAGTCTAATTACTATGAACACTTTCCAGAAGACGTGTACGATGCTTTAGTGCTTGACAGAAGGAGATTACGAGATGGCAATGGGCAAAGCTAAAATGGCTAAGAAGAAGATGCGCGGCGGTGGAATGACTCGTATGCGTG